ACACACCTGTTGTGATTTTTTCCATCTGGTTCATACCCCGCCTCCCGCAATCCGGAAGCTCACAACAATAAAAAAGACCACCGGCACACACCGATGGTCCCTGACGCATGCTTACATCATCATGTCGCTGTCCGGTGTGGGGTCACCGCTATCTGAAGCACTCCCCTCACCCGCGATGCCTTCCGGCTCCGGAGCTGCCGGTGCGCCCAGCAGTTCATCCAGAATGGCATCCACTTCTGCATCAAGACGCGCTTCCAGGTTATGGCGAAGTTTCTGTTTCAGTGCGCTCCGGACTTCTTCAGAGCGCAGGACTTCCTTCACTGCTTCAGCAGTGACCAGGGATGTAATTTCTGACATGGGATTTTCTCGTCGAAAGATGTGATTAAGAAAGTTGCCGCTAAATGAGCGGCTCTTCGGGTTTGCTTCCGGCTGACTGACTGGCGCTGATTTTCTCAGCGGCCCTTTTGTCAATCTGTCTGCGCCAGAAGTCACGCATGGCCCTGTACCCACCCGAAAGGAGATACAGCACACAGACCACCGTACAGAAGTACAGCATTAACTGGTTCAGAAATGTCATAATTTCTTACCGTTATGGTTGACTAAGTAAACAGTTTTCATTTAAAAATGCCGATGACGAAAGTGGTAGTATCTTTCCTTGATTCTCCATGAATCTCACACCGCCAGAGGTCTCAGGCAACTGGCGGCTTTTTTTATCATGCCGCGGCATCCGCGTTGTTCACTTCCACCGCAATGCTGTCAATCAGCACCGGGTAAGTCGCATTCCTGGTAATGTCTGTCACATGCAGTTTATCCGCCGCAAATGCACTGACCGGTGACTGCGTCAGCGTGAACGGTGTGCCATCCTGACCATCAATAACCGGCGTCACCTGAAGGCTGTTATTCCCGGCAAAGCGGAAAGCCAGCATATGCCATTCGTTATCAAATGCGCCAAAGGTTCCCAGTTTCAGGTTGTTTGTCGCTACTTTCGCATTGTGGTACATCACATTCAGGTCTTTTGCATCTGTCTGGATGTAGAACGCTGCCAGCAGGTTATTCCCCCCGTCTCCGGTCAGGGCAACGCCCTGTGGCAGTGAAGATACCGGCCAGTAAAACGCCATAACATACTGGTTCGCAGCCAGCGCTCCCGAAACCTTAAAGCGGCAGCGAATCTGCCCCCCTTTCTGTAACAGAGCCGCACCGTTGCCCGCGGCGTACTCCAGCACCCAGCTGCTTTTACCGGCTTCCTTGGTCAGCTTCACTGCCTTACCTCCGGTTCCCTCCGCATCGCTGACCACTTCTGCCCTGCCGCCACTGGCTGACCATCCCTGTACTTTCAGGCTTCCCTCTGACTCGCTGGCAAGGTAAGAGAGCAGTGTTGTGACGCCTGTGGCTTCTGCACCGGAAGGCGATGACGGGCGCACCTCTGATACTGTCGATGATGCCCCCGCGTTTAGCGCCACTCTTCCCGCATGGCGCAAAATCGCCGTTGCCAGACGGTCGGAAATAATCCCGCGGCGAGCCCATGAACTGAAATGGCTCGCCCTGTCCTGTGACGTCCAGGTGGCTGAGCTGTCACGCCATTTCGAACCGTAATATCCGATACCCGGAATGTCCGGGTCTTCTTCCGGTTTGTTCGTCGGCACATTCACCCCGTTCTCATCCGTCATGAACGGTACGAAATGGATATTCTTTTCCGTTTTGTTTTTGTAGCTGCCGTACACCGTCTGGTACGTGGATTCGTTCTTCTGCTTCCAGAAATACGTCGTGTCCCCGCATATCCAGGGAACACCGCCAGCAGAGCCACCGACGCACTGACCTGCCATATCCGCCAGGTCTGCACGGAATTTATCAACCAGCGCACCAAACTGTGCTGCGTGATTTACCGGCGTACCGCCAAAATCAAATTCCCCCTGCATCCACACCACGGCAAACAGCACATTTTTCGGATTCTTCTTCAGTGCTGCTTTTGTTCGACCGATAAGGTCCTTATACAGCGGCTTGTCCACACCCCAGCGGGTTGAATTCTCCGAGGCACCACTCGCGTCACTGTATGTGCCATCGGCTCCGGTGGTGAACGCTGAACCACCACGACAGCACGGAACCAGCAGAATGCCCGCATTCGCCGGTATAAACGGCAGCAATTTTTTGGCGATATGCAGCCCTTGCCCCACGGTTCCGTACTGCCCCTTTGACAGGTCCGCTTTCGGATGGTTAAGGCGGCTCATGTCCTGCACATCATGCAGACAATGGTCCGCCGGAATGATGTCGTTATACTTACAGGCGGCACCTCCCGGTGTCACCGTACTGCGACGCGCTAACTGTTTAATTCGTGGATCAGGACTGTCGAATGTATCCGGTAATGGCAGTCCCTCACCGTATGACATACCATTGGACTGACCAGCAAGCGCGATCACATAGTAATATTCTGGCGCAACAGAAGGCGCTGAGGTCGTCGGACGGTTGCCTGGCTCCTCTGGTGATGAGATGCTCCCCTCACTCACAACTGGCTGGATGAACTCCGCACCATAACCAGCTGTCGAAATCAGCGCACTACCATAAGGCTGCCACCCTTCCTTCAGTTTTTGAGTTATTCGTTCCGCAAGGTCTGACGGCGACGCCGCCCTGACCACGTCATAGTGTTTAAATGCCATGAATCCTCCCGGTCGGGATAATGTGTGAGTCAGATGAGGAGCGGGCTGAAGTCCGGAAGTTACAGGACAATGGCAGAAGGAAGACTACAGCCCGAAATACGAAAAAGGCCGCGCAGTTGCGCAGCCTTATGAATCCTGGTTAAAATGCTTTCGATTATTAAAACGAGTATCTCATGCAATTGCCCGAACCCACTCGGGCTTTTTTACATGTAAAAAGGCCCCTGCTATGAGAGGCCTTGGTATATGCCTAATCTCTGTATACTGCATGGTGCCGGGTGCCTCCCGGTGAGTTCGGCCTGGTACCACCGAACCCGTGTCGATAATGAATCACAAGCAAGGATTTTTCACCAGTCGCCCCTCCACACAGGGGGATTCACCATGCGAAATTTTTTTAACAAATGCTCAGTCTGACAGGCAACTGTCAACTGACTGAATTGTGACACAGATTACACTTGTTACCCACATACCACGAATCAGGTTATGCCTCAGTCATTATTAAACTGCACTTCAGCAAATCCGGAGCCTGATTCACAGGTACTGGATTTGATTGTGACAGTCATTCCTGTCAACTGAGCACTTTGCAGTAACGGTTGCAGATTCCAGCGACTGGTCCAGTATTCTTTCCCGTCAACCTTCACTGTAAATGTGTCATCCTCATTATACTTGGAAAACTCAATTTTACCTTTAGCACAATCCGCCGCCATTGCATTAACAGAAGCTAATGCAAATAAAACCGCCATAAACATCTTCTTCATGCTTAACTCCTTTATTTACCCGTTGTATATAAAAACTGTGACTTTCTGTTCAGAAACGCTGCAGCTGTATTACTTTCCCATAATGTATTGTTTATTTTTATAACGGGCCTGTCGCCAGTTATCTGACATTCTGGTTGACTCTCTTCATTCACGGCGCGAACAGAACGCGCCCCCTGATGATGGCAATTCAGTATAACGGCCACAGTCCCCAGTATCGCTGATATATTATTAAAGGATATTCTCCCCACTCTGACACCATCCTCTCCCCGATACTCCGGAAGCACATTGCTGATTCGCCCCCAGTTCAGAGTGAGGTCCACGTCTCCCGGCGTCATCGTATACACAGGAGCAGTTTCAGACAGTGCCTGACGAAATTCTCTCTGTATCTGCCTGAAGCGTAAGGCTTCTGCTGTGACAGTGACAAAACGCAGAACTGCTCTGGATGCATCTCTGGTCATTGTATTACCACTGAACTCCATTAACGCCAGATATGATGAAACCAGTGAGTGACGACTGATTTGCATTCCGGAACGTTCCAGCGCTGCGACACGTTGCAGAGTGGTATAACTGCTGTCCGTTGTCATGGAAACCGTTGTCACACCGGGCACTGATATATGTGTAAAATCTGAAAAACGGTAGAAAGTATTTGTTGCCGTATTAACGAACCCGGCCACATATAAATTATTTTGCTCAATAATCAGACGAAGATGGTCAAAACGCGCCTGATAGACATCAAGCCCTCGTATATCCACAGCAAAATAACTGCCCGGTGGGGTGTGGTTAATAACAGACACCGATGTGGTCCCCTGAGATATATGTTCAAGAGGGGTCGATATCTCTGTCCGTATACTATTTAACGAAGAGACATAACTTTGTTGGGTCGAAAAGTCTATCGTAAACTCCCGGGAATAGGATACCGAAGAAAAACCCAGTAACAGGCACAGTACCCATTTAAATAATATACACTTCATATACAGGTGTTCCTTTTGGCTGAAGTAATCAGCACCAGACCCGGCGCAGATATAAAAAAGGCCCGCAAAAGCGAGCCTGGTAAATAAATATGGCGCGTTGTACTGGATTCGAACCAGTGA